TTCAACGCTAACGGCCTTGCTGGTCTGTACGACCTGCTTGTTGAAATCAACGCTGTGTCGCCTTCTGGCGCTCCAAACGTGATTCTTGCTTCCCGCGCTGGATTCAAGAACCTCAAGCGTGCCCTGTCTGCTCAGGAGCGCTACGTTGACCAGGCTGCTCTCGACGGTGGTCGCATGGTTCAGACCTTTGATGGCATCCAGATTGACGTTGAGTTCAACATGCCCACGGGCGGAGCCACCACTGGAACTGACCCAATCAGCTTCTACTTCCTGAACCTCAATGACATTCACTGTCTGTGGGATCCCAAGGGATACTTCGACCTGTCTGACTTTGAGACCGTGTCTGGTGAGTACGACGTTCGCGCAGCTAAGATGCGTGTTCGTGGTCAGCTTATCGCCAAGCACCTCGGTTCCAGCGGAATCGCGTTCGACTTGGAAGCATTCTAATATTAGTCTTTCGAGGGGGGTCATCCTGACCCCCCTCTTTCACACAATCTCTCGGTCAAAAGAGAGGAGGATTAAGAGATGTCTGTTCATAAGATTGATGGTGGCCCTGGCGGCGAAAACAATCATTTTCCTAAGAAGTTCGTGACCTTGTACGCTTCGGTTGCTTGCAATCGTTCTGATTGGGTAATGCTCACCTCTGACACCACTAATGGCTTGGGTGCTTCTGTTGCTCCTTCAAATGTTACGGGTAACAACGAAGGCGCAATCTTTGGAATTGCAACTGAGACAGTTGCTGCTGGAGAAGAAGTTGTTGTGCAAATCGCAGGTAAATACGAAAATGCAAACGTCGCAAACAGCGCCGCTGCATTTGGTGATCGCCTGATTGCAAGCTCTACTGCTGGACGTGCTGTTGAAGCTACGACAATCGACACTACGTCGGTCGCGGCTGCTCTCGACTTCACCGTCTGTGGAATCGCACTCGAAGCTGCTTCTGGAAACCTGGCTGATGTCATGATCAAAAACCAGGGCTACTTCTAAGCCTACATACCCACTCCGGGGTTTCCCTTAGCCCCACCCTACCGGCGACTGGGGCTCCCAACTCCCAGTCGCCGGTTTTGTTTTTGTGAGGCCATATGAATCTGAAAGAACTGCGAGAGGAAATCAACTCTGCTCTCGATTACAATCCAAGTCTTGCAGCCTACAAGTCTCAGGTGGAGCGGGTAGTCAATCGACACTACCTGCAATGCAGCAGTCAGTATCAATGGCTTTTCATGCAGGAGAAGCGAGACTTCAACATTAAGGCCACCGTCAGCGGTTCAGCTACGTCACAAGTTACTATTGCGGCGGGCAATCTTAGACTGGTAACGCTTTCTGCTGGAACAGGAGTCTTTGTCCCTGAGATGGAAGGCCAGACGTTTGTTGCTCCAGACGGCACAGAGGTTCCAATCGTTCGTGTAGCCACCACAACAACCCTTTATTTAGCTTCTGCCGTAACTTCTGCTGCTGGTAGTGCGAACTGGTCAGTCAGGTTCGACCGATACGCTCTGCCTAAGGATTGCGTAGAAGTCCTGGGCGTCATGTCCAGAACAGATGATCGTGGCAGGTTGATGTTTGTCAACATGCGAAAAGAGGAGGAGCAGTTCTTAGACATCGACCAGACTGGTGATCCAATCGTAATGATTGAAGAGGAATCAAATGAGTTTCAAAGGCCACCAGATCAAACCATTAAGCTGACGGTCAGATCGGGCCCTACAAACTCTTTGAAGAGAAACACTACTTACCAGTATTGCTATACGATTGTATCTGAAGGTATTGAAAGTGCCCCGTCTCTTGTTTCTGAAGCAACCACGTCTGGCACAGACAGATCTATTCGGTTGGAAGAAATAGAAGACCTTAGGTGGTCAAGCGACGGCGTCACGTTCAATGACTCTGGTAAACGAAAGTATGTGTACCGAAGAGACAAGACCAACGGAACCAGATGGATTCTGATTGCCGTCTTAGATGCAGCTACAACGTTGTATGATGATGAGACAATCCTGCCGAATGCTGCAACATCAGGGACCAATACATATGATTATGACCAGGTGACCAACCTGTTTGATGCTGGCCCCCGACAGTTTGTTCGGCTTTGGTGGACAGCACAATCGGACCTTGAGCTTGAGATACGATATGCGCAGCGCCCAAGGCGACTATCTGCTGACTACGACGTTCCTGCTTGGCCGGTTCAGTACCATCACTATTTAGTGTACAAGCCCCTCGAAGACATTTGCCTTCAGCATGGAATGACAACTCAGGGACAGTTGTACGGAAGAAGGGCAGAAGAGCTTCTAAAGAGAATGAAGCAGAAGTATTTGAGTCGTTCGAATAGAATGTTTAGACGCAGAGGGTTCGATAAGGATCTTATGCAGGTCGAGAGATACGGAATCCCAACGAAGGTCTGATAATGAAAACCACAACTCTACAGGTCAACAAACTAAGAGGCATAGAGGAAAGGTGGACCCCTGGAGCAGGTACTGCAGCCAGGATTCGAGACATGACTTGGGACTACCACGACGGTTGGAAAGATGCTGGCGGGTCCATTGAGATAGCTACGCTGCAAAAACCCGATAGTCGTAACCGTGAAGAAAACTACTACAATGCGTCTGCTCGAGGTGCCCGAAGCAACCCCTGGGAAGGTCAGGGTGAAATCTACAGTATTCACTGGTTCTGTCAGCATAACGGTGCGCGTCAGTGGTTGTTGTTTGAAGACGAAAACGGGACGATAAACTTCTTCAATGGCTCTAAAGTAGAGCGGTCTTCTTCGGCTGATCCTTGGACGCCTTTGGTAGATCTTGACGGAAGCGTTGTTACTGGACGACAAATTATTACTACACCGCACCAAAGAACCCAGTCTCAGACTTGGGGTGGCAATATTTATTTTGCCAACGGCTACGACAGGGTGATTGTTTTCAATGGAACTCGAGTAGAAAACGCTGGGTTTGGGACCTCACCTGCTCCACCTACTGCATCAGGCATTGTTGGTATGGGCAGTGACGGGCTGCATGCGTCTATGTTTTTTGCAAATGGAAAATACAACGTATCAAAAATCTTTCATGATCTTGTGAGTTGTGGCGTTGGCAGTCAAAACTCAGACCCAGACACAGTCGCAAATACGACATTTGGTATAAAAAATAAAGAAACACAGGGTTTAGATTCGGGAAAAAGAAAGAACGGGTATCGATACAAAGTCACGTTTGTAAATGAAAGAGGACAAGAATCAAAGCCATCTATTTCAAGCGGGCTGTGTACGTTTGATAACGGCAACAACCTTTATTCTTATGAAGAATCCGCGAACGATGATTATTCATTGTCTAATGAGGATGGCAGAACCTTCATTAGGGTTTCAATTCCAACAGGCCCGAAAGGAACAGTTGCTCGCAGAGTCTATAGGACTCAAAATTTAGTCAACAGTTCCAATGAACTCGCTAGCGTTTCAAGAGGGGACAATTTTTATTTTTTAGAGGAGATCCAAGACAACTTCACAACTGTGTTTGAGGATGGGCGGCCAGACGCTTTTCTTGGTAATCGTCTTTATGATGAGGATTTTGGTCCTGTTCCGTCTGGCGTGAAGTATTTAGCATCATTCAAAAACACTATGTTCGTTGCTGGTCATTCTGGAAGTGAAGTGGCTTACAGCGCTCCGCTTTTTCCAGAGGTCTTTCCACCAGACAATGTGTTCTTTATTGGAGATGCGAATGAAGGGCCGATTACTGGAATGTACGCAACCAGGAACGCCTTGGTTGTTTTTAAACAGAAAGGCATCTACCTAATCAAAGGCGATCCCGCTAACGGGTTTGCTTCAGTCACTTTGACTTTGGACACTGGTTGTTCTTCGCCCAACTCAATCAAAGAGATTCCTGGCTTGGGCTTGGCTTTTCTTTCTCAAGACGGAGTGTACTTGCTCAAAGGTGCTTTGGAAAACACTGGCACCATCACAGGGATTGTGAACATTTCAACACCAATCCCAGACCTTATGAAAAAAATCAATCCAGCAGCGTTGTTGAATGCGTTTGGTGAGATTTATCACACAGATAGAGAATACTGGTTGGCGGTTCCAACGATTGGGTCTGATAAGAATGATTTAGTTCTTTGCTACCACTATGAGATTGGTGCTTGGAGTTTTCGAGAAAACTACCCAATAGGCTGCATGGTCGAAACTAAAGATCATAGGAACTACTTGTTTTACGGAAGCAATGCTTCTGGTAATGAAAGTGAAACAAACTTAGGAACCACGGCACAAGGAATCTACGTCTACAGTAGAGGCGCAAAGATTAAGGGACACTGGTACGGTCAGAGGTCAGGAGGTTATGCCAACTCTAGTATTCGAAAGGTTGAGCCTCTTTACGAAACGTCGTCGATTGATTTCGGTAGTGTTTATCAATCCGTTCAGCCCGCACATGTCATCGTTTATGCAGTGGCATATGGCAACAATGACTTAGAGTTGAACTACAGAATCAATCGATCAACCAGACAGGTTCGCTCAACAGCGCAAAGCGCCGATCAACAAGATCCAAATGACAGGCAGTTTATTTACGGTCCAATGAATGATGTAGAAAGGAAGTATACGTTTCCTCCTTCTATTCCTGCTGTTTGGGGTCCAACTCACCCTGATGCTGGAGTTTGGGCTAACGCTCGACCCGTGCCTGTCCGGTTTGATATAAGCACTGCCTCTGTTGGTCCTGCTCGAGAAATGCAGTTTACTTTTTCTCCTGCAAGCAGACAGATTCAAATCGTTGGTTATGACATTGAAGTAAAGCTCGGGGAGCAAAGGAATATCAAGCCGCTAAACGAAGCCCTTGGTATTTCTGCAAAATCTCCAAGAGGAGGGACTTGATATGGCTTGGAAGTATAGACAGGAATACCACGAGTCAGGCGATGCTCTTATCCCTGAAGACTTTTTAGAGAATCAAAAAGAGTTTGTGTCGGAGTACAATGGCTACTTAGACCGAGACAACTTTCGAGAACAAGACTTTTCAAATGGAGTGTACAACAGCCCGACCGCTGGTGGGTTTAGCTCTCTTCCTCTTGTTGAGCACAATGCATTCAATGCAGTATTCGCTGACGTAGCAACCACTCACAACGGCAATGGTTACGGAAAAATCATGCTTTTAGATTTGGGTGGAGACATGGAAAGCATCGGATGGTCAACTAAAGGCACTGGAAGGCCATCAGCCTATTCAAGTTTCAACACAACTCCAGCACTTAATTTAAATCTTACAGAGGACAGTCTGTTGATTGTTGAGTTTTCTGCTCACTTTCAGTGGATGGGCCTGGACCTATGCAACAACCTTGGTACAGAGAAAAAAGTTTCGACCGGGTCTGGTGAATGGGAAGGCATTTACGAACCATCTTGGCAGACTTATCCTGCCGGAGAAGCGCACCTTTGGGATGTGTATGTTCCCGATGATGGCATTGCTGACGACAATATTGGACCTCGAAGAATGTTTGCTTGCATTAAGTTTCGAGTGTTGTGCAACGGTGATGTTGTGTGTGAATCTGGATGGTTTGCGAATCATGTAAGAAGAAACTCAGTTTACCTTGTAGGGGCTATTCCTGTGCTAGCTGGAGAAACAGACGTTCAGGTTCAATACAAAATGGCTTATGTAGACAATCGTGTTCCTGGCGAAGACATTGAGAAAACGGGAGTTCAGCAACCGTGTACAATGTTTGAGCGAGAGCTTATTGTTCACCAAAGGAAGCGTTGAATGTCCAGAGTTATCATAAAAGGCATCACTCCTGGCGAGACCTTGGATGTCGCAGATGTGAACGACACCGTTGACTCTTGGAGCACGGCAACAAGCCCGACAGGCAACACCGCAAACAGACAAGGTGTTGATTCTGACAACATTCGAGACGAGGGCCTTGATCGTCGAATGTTTACTAAAGGAGACATAACCAGCACGGCCCATCGAGGGGCTAGTAAATCTTCTTCACCATACGGCTATGTAAAAACAACCAACAGCCCACACAATGGCTCTTGGCACTTGCTTTCAAGCAGCCAAGACCAAATTATCGGCCCATTTACTTACAGCCCTGATATTACAAGCGGAGAATACGATCATCACATGATGCTGGTCAGATACCACTTGGATGTTTTTGCTGCACCCTCTATCGGTTTGTTTCCTGCTGGTGGAAACGGCTCAAACAACTGGGGTAAGAAAACAAGGGTAAGCACAAGACTTGCTTATATTTTGTCTGCATCTACGCCTACAGCTTCTTCTGCATGGATTCCTATGCATGCAACAACTCGCAGAGTGCAGATGGGGGCTTTTGGTTTTCACGCGCCAATAGCTGAAAGCAAAGGATTCAATATCAACGGCAGCAGAGATCCTACCATAAACAAAAATCGTTTCTGGGGCGAAAGGACCTCCGACTACACAGCTTTGTCCAATATTTTCGCTGGCTATGCAAGGTTGAGGCAGAACATCTGTGCTTCTCATCTCTTTGCTAGTAAAAGAGATGTTGGAACTACTGGTTACTCCTATACAACACAGTTTACCACTCAGTTGTATTTTGGACTTCAAGTTAAGATTGATTACTGGGATGATAAGCCCACGGATGGGAAGGTTACCTTTGGTAATTTCCTGTTGTCCGCTCGTAATTTTGTGAGGTGAAAAGTGCCTATCAATCCACCTACAAAACCAAGTGATGGCGATGAAGTAGTTATTAGCTTCTTTGAAGATTTGTATGATGAAAACGAGGTTTATCTAAACAGCGGGATTCGCACTAACAGCGACTTTGTAACTTCATCAAAAGGAAATGAGCCGGTTGTTAAGACCCGGCACATATACAAACCTGACTTCTATGCTTCTGGGTCGAACAGAACTGAGTTTGTAAGCTCTGAGGTTTATTATAGAAATACTCCTTTTGGTGTTGAAAACCTGTCTTTTCATCACCCACATGCAGGATCTAAAACATCGGATTTTGCAACTGAAAGAAATCAAACATCAGGCTGGGTTCCTGTTCGAAACATGGGAGCAACGTTTAACGTTCAAGAAAACAGCACTAAGAGCACTGTTCTGTGTAGTTTTTACGCTTATGAAATGGGAGGCTCTCTCTCTCCATGGGGGTCCGGTGTTGAAGATGATGATGGAAATACACCGGGAAAGTTAGAAGAAGCTTGGTGCGCTGAGTTTGCATTGTTTGTGAATGGAGAAATAGAGCCAACAACTGCGCGGTACTTGTATGCTTCTACTTCGTTCAACCACATGCACTCTCGCAAACAGTTTTCTTTCATCTGTCACCCAACTTTATCAGCCGGAATAAACCATGTGGTTGTGATGTGCTTGGTCCGTTCACTGGCTGATTCACCGAGAGGAAACGGAAAATCAGGTACACGAGAGGTGAACTCAAATGAGGGTTTTGCTATGACCGAGGGAACCAATTCACAAACCCCCACATATAACTGCCCTGGTTGGAAACACATTATGGTTGGTGGCCGCAGTATGGTAATTGATGTCCATGCGCTTTAGTAAGAGGTAGATATGGCTACAGAAAAACAACAAAAGGCGGCGGCTGTTGGTGCATTAGAAACCGGCCTTTCTTCAAGCACCCTAACAACAGCCATGACTCTTGGTGCTGTCAATCCTTTGCTTGGTGTTGGTTTTGCTCTTACAGCGGCAGCAACCGGCGGGGTTCAAAGCTTTCAAGAACAACAAGCCAAAGATTTAGCAAAAGCCAACAAAGAAGCTATGAAGGCAGACAAGCAGGCTCAGAAAAGAGCTAAACAAAGAACCGCGCTTTCGCAACAATCTAAGAAAGATGATGCTCTTCTTGCGGCCAGTATGGGTGGTGCTACTACTCAGGCGAACACTGGAACTCAATTCGATAAATTTCAAGCAGAAACTTTTGGTGTAGGATGAGTCATGTCTCGTAGACGTAGAACAGGTATTAATAGTGACGATGAGTTTTTGCTTGGTGACGAGTATGACACCGACTACCTTCAAACCGACTCTTTAACAAGCCAGATCCTTGCCTCGAGAGATCCAAACGTTGCCGCTCTAATGAAGCAACAGGCGGCTGAAAAGAAAAAAGACGTTGCTAAAAAAGCTGCTATTTTGGGCGGCATCGATCTTCTCATCAAAGGTGGAGCATACGCTCTGTCTGACACGAGAAAAGAAGCGGCCAGTGAAAGGGCGCGAATTCAAGCACAACAACGCTCAGGAACATTAGGGGCGGAAGAATTCAAAGAAACACTCCGGCGATCCAAAGGAGTCATTGGCGGTGCAGAAACGGCGGCATCTCGGGCTGGCTTGGGAGCTTTGGCGGCCAAAGGTGGAGGGAATCTCAAACAAACAAAAGCTATTCAAAGTGCTGCAGAACAAGCCGGAAGAGATGCAGAAGTAAAAGCTTTGGCGCTTGCAGAAGAATCCCGACGACGAAAGGTTGCGGAAGACCTCAAAAAGTACGATTCGATTACACAGTTCTTCGCACAATCTAAAGAAAAACTTATTGGAAGTCTTGCTAAGGCTGGCGCTGGCCTTGCTTCTTTTCTTGGCGCTGCAAAAGCATATGAAGGAACAAAGGACCTCCCTAAGGTTGCTAAGGAACTCAAGAACGCTTTTCCTGATTTGTCGGACGCGGAGGTATCAAGTCTTCTTGATCGATTTAGCGGAGTTTCCGATGAAGAACGAAACAAGCTGATTAACGAATTGCAGTCTGCCTTTGGTGCTCGTGCTGATCGTCCTGCTGAGGGTGCTGCTGCGTCTGTTGCTGAGGGTGCTACGCCTGCTGCTGCGCCTGCTGCTGAGGGTGCTACGCCTGCTGCTGCGCCTGCTGCTGAGGGTGCTGCTCCTGCTACTCCTGCTGCTCCTGCTGCTCCTGCTGCTCCACAGCCTCGAGAAGTTGATGGCGCTGGAGGATACCGATATCGTCAAGATCCTGATGGAACAGTCACAATCATTGGTGCTCCATCAAACCGGCAAGACGCTATTAATCGTAGCTATTCCGCAACCGACAGTATTGGTCAAGCCATTACAAATGAGATTGGTGCGTATCAAGCGCCTCAAACGGATCAGGGAAAAGCAGCTAGCGCAGAGGGGCAGGGGGTTATTGATGCTGTCAAGAATGTTGTCCAACCGGGAACGCCTGCTTCTACTCAAACCGCCACCCCAATTCAAACCGATCCCGCAGTATCTGCAGTAGTTCCTCCAGCTACGGGAACTTCGGCTGAAATTGAAAAAGAAATCTTTGATCTTGGCTTGAACGCAGAGCAAGCTGAAAACTACCGACAGCTTGAAAGAGCGAAAGGTCGAGTTTCCGCAGAGCCCGCGACTCAACCCGGGTTTCTTGGGGCGGCTACGGGGCAAGAGTTAGCAGCCCGTCAACCAGACCACTACTCAAGCGCACCAGACTTGTCTTCGGTTGGGCCTCGAGGAGAGTTTGTAAAGCTGAGTTTAGGTGATCAAGTTGTGTACTTGAATAGCGAGACCAGCCGCTTTCATCTTGGCAATCCTCAAGAAGACTTTTCTCCCGGCATTCGATCTTATAGTTTGCAACAACTGGATCCTACGATCCGCCAGCAAGCGCTTACTAAGGTTCAACAGGCTTCTCAACAGCAGGCGCAACCTCCGGCCCAGCAGACGATGACGAGGATGACTGACGAGCAGCGAGACGCTATGAGGCCCACTCGCACTGGTGGCCCACCCCTACCCCCTATGGATCAAGATCCGGCTTTGCGCCAGCCTGGAGCGCAAGCGCAACAAGGGTTTGATATTGGCCTTACGCCCGGTCAAAACGTCCTTGCTGCTGCTCCTGCTGATGACAACAGTGTGGTGGATACGGTGGTTGCGGCCATGCTTCCAGGGGCAACTGAACAACAAGTTGCTGCAGGCATTGAGGCTACAGGTGGAGAACCCCCAATCAACCCTGACATTATTGCGGCTGGCATGGGACCAAACGCTACAGCAGAACAACAGGCTGCTGCTCAGGCAGAGTTAAATAGAGCACGGCCTTCTCAACCGGCTGCGGCACCAGCGCCTGCTCCTGCGCCTGCTCCTCAGGCGGCTCCTGCACCAAGACCTCTTGGCTCATTGGAGAATGCACCTCCTATGGAGGATATCGGCAAGGCGTTTGACAATATGGGTAATCCTTTGTCTTATCAAAACTCTATGGAGGCTTACTCGCTTTATTTGAGAGGCGGCCTTTCCAATGAAAACATCAATGAGTTCAACAGGGTTATGGGTCTTGCTTTGACTGGCATTATGAACCTTTACTCAAAACCAGAACAATCAGCCCTTAAACAGCAAGCGCTCGACCAGGCGATTCAATACATGAACCAAGCACAAAGGCGCTGATAGTGCCAAAGCCTGGAAGCACAAGAGACCGACGAGTTTCAGACCTGTCTTTAGATGACTTGGCCGATCAAGTAAAAGCCAGAGTTTTGACTCCAGATTCTATTGAGGCGCAACACATCCAACAGGGTGCTTTCAACACACTGCAGCATAGAAGCAGTGTTTCTAAAAAGCCAATCACGGAAAGCAATCTTTCTGCGTCGTTAAAACACAACATCAATTCTGCAAGACAGTTGGCTGAACTTGCAGCAGGAAGCTTGTCTTTTAGAATTAATAAAGAGGTCAATAGCCTCGAGAAAAAGATTGAGTCTGCAAGGCAGCTTGCCGAGCGAGCTATCGGTGCCGCTTCTTTTAGATTCCAACAACAGATAGACGATATTGAAGGAGCGCTTGCTGCTCGAATCGAACGCGCTGCTTCACTGGCTTCCAGTTCCCTTCAACCTGGTATGCGTGCATTTTTACACTCGTTGAAGGTACGGACTGTTGAGTTTGGTTTCACCGTCATTGCTACGGACACAGCCATCACATCTACTCAAGCTACGTTCTACAATGTTTCTACTGGCGGAGGGGATGTCACCATCACCCTTCCCAGTGCTACAAAATGTCAGGGTCTCATGCTGGGGTTTCATAAAACCTTAGCTGCAAACAACATGGTGATTGACGGGGCTGCTACTCAGACCATTAACGGGGCTACGACAAAGACATACTCATCTCAATACGATGCGGTGATCATCATATCTAATGGTAGCAACTGGAACATCATATCAGGATCTTGATGAGACATTTGCCCTCTCGTCTTATAGAATCAGACTAAACCGAGGTACATATGGCCGTAGTCCCACCATATTTTAGTCCTATTGCTTTTCCTGATGTCAGCTTGGCCGAGCGCTTCATCGCTTCTTTCTGGGCAAACGCTCAGGAAGAGTACAGGTTTAAGAGAAAAGCAGCACTGCAGGCGCTGGATCCAAGGACACGCGCAATCATGCACAAGACGCTGCAAGAGTCTTTGACTGAGGCTTTGGCAAACCGTGCATCCTTGATTGAACAGGACCGTTCAGATCGAGCAGAGATTGTAAAAGACTACCTTAGCGAGCTTGGTCAAAACGCAAGGAACTTACAGAATAATCAGGCAGATATTGCACAGGCTCGAATACGAGCAAGAGGCGGAATCGAAACAGAATCTATGAAGATTCAGCGGGCCAATCAGGCCGCGATGCGTCGAGACCCTCAGTCCAATGCGATTATTGAAGAAGTAAGAACTGGTAGTAAATTTCGCCCTGAGCTTAATCTTGATGGTTGGACCCAAAAGTACTTGAACGACCCAGCCGGTGCTCAAAACATGTGGACTGATCAAAGCAGAAAGTACATTCCGGTTTTTGAGGATCTTTCGAAAACAACAGGTCGAGGAGACGCTCAAAGAAGAGAGGCTCTTGCGGCACAGCTTCAGCAAGCTGCGATTGAAAGAGGGGATATTGTCGGCGCAAACATGATTGCGGCACAAGCCACTGGTCGGCCTGACTTTAGAAACCCTGTTTTCCAACTGAGAGACGGAAGCTTCGTTACTGCTGGAGACCTTACTACTGAAAATGCAGTGGGCGCAAAGCCTGTTCTCCGCCTAAACCTGATGACAGAGTATCGACAGAACTATGGGCCGGTGACTGACGCAGACATCGAGCGACGACAGAGGCGAGCAACTCGAGGAGGAGTTGGTGCAGCCCAGTCGATTGATTTGGACGCTATGCTTTTGAGCGCTGGTTTGGACAAGCCGGTGGACGTGAGTGTTTACGACACCAGAATCGACAGCCTGCGAAAGTCCTTAAGAAGATCGCAGATTGCCTCAAGGCAAGAGTCTGCAGCACGTTCTGCTATTTTGTCAGGGCAAGCATTCGACCCTTACATTTCTTCTTTAGAAGAACCAACATCTGAGCTTAGGTTGATTGATGAGATTGCCAAGGTCTATCAACAAAGCCCTGCTGCAGGTCGCAGAATCTTAGATGAGGCGTTTACTGGCCAGTTAGAGCCTGGTGCGGTTGAGAGCGTGGTGTTTGATGGGTGGAGACGAGAAGCTGTGGCCGCAAGGCGAAGGGGCCTTGGAGAGCAAGAAGCCAACCGTCTTGGCGGTAATGTTCTCGACTTTTTTAAAAACGAGCTTCGGTCTGTCGCTTTGGATTCTAAAAGGGCGGAAACAGCCGAGGACTTGGTAAACCTTAGAGACAGGCTTTTGAGCCTCTCAGGCAGTGTAGACAATCCTTTTGTAAGAACTCAATTGGATCAAGTTCAAACCGCGAGAGGCTTCACTCTGGCTCAGGTTTTAGGGACCTCTCTTAGAGAGATTACATTCGATGAGCCAGATGATGCTGAAACCTTTGCTACGTTTTCGAATGCTCTTGCAGACAGGCTCGATGATGCTGGCAATCAAGAGACGTTGTCTGAGCTTTCTTGGCTGCCGTATGAATACGATGATCAAATCAACAACCTTTCCAGTGTGTACACATCTGGCGACAGAGAGGCATACAAGCAACAGGTTGTTTCGTTGAGGAACGATATTGACCTAATGGATCCAAAGCTTGCAGGTGATGCGGGAAGAACCATTGTCAATCAAGTTGATCTTGCCTTAGATACTGACAACTTTGATACTCTCAACTCACGTTTAGTTGAACTCAATGATTCCATTCAAAACTGGATTGTCGAGTCGGAAAGACAAATGGCAGGACTTGGTTCTTAAAATGTCAGAAGAAAACACAGAAACAAGAGCAAACTTGAAAGCTTTGATGGACGCGCTGGTTCTTGAGCCTGCGCCACCTTCTCCGCCAAGACAACCTGCGCCTACGCCTGCGCCTACGCCTGTTGTCGCAACGCCTGAGCCTCCGCCTACGCCTGAGACCCCGCCTGTTGTCGAAACGCCTGAGCCTGAGACTCCGCCTGTTGTCGAAGCGCCTGAGCCTGAGCCTGAGACTCCGCCTGCTGTTGAGACTGGGATTGGCGCGGAGCTTTCTCCTGTGTTTAGCGAGCAAGGATTCCCTGGAACAAGAACTGGAGTATCTCAGGAAGATTTAGAGCCTTTAGCAGACGCAATCGTCAACGCCTCTAACAACACAGTTAGTATTGATAGCAAAACGGCAAACCCTAATCCGCTTGAAGTAAACACCTACACCAGCGATCTTGAGTCGGAGAAAAACTTCGGTCATAGAATTTGGTTACAAACCGTTATGCCGTTTTGGAATTCCTATGGGTACAACACTGATTCGGATGTAGTAGACGATCAAGGAAATGAAGTTCCACTTCCAGGTCATCCATACGGAGCACTAAGGCGGGCTGGTCGAGGAATGTTAGAGGGGGTGACAGCGACCCTCGCTGGTGGGGCTGGTTTTCAGAACACTCCCGTTTCTGCTTTGGCTGCAGAGCGCTATCAAAGGCTTGATAGAGACTTGTTTTTTAATATGAACAAACAGATTGAAGCATCTGTAAATCCAGGCCAGGATTTTGTCGAGATGTTTGACTACACTGGATATCAACTCCAAGCTGTATCCCCTCTTAGGAAAGCGTTTTCTCAGGGAGTCGCTGCTACAAGAGGCGGCAGTTCTGATATTAGATCTCCAGGTGAGTTGGATAGATTAAAGAACAATTTTATAACGAGCAGTATTCAAGAAAACACCTATGGCAGAATGCAAGAGTTGGTTGAGTTTCTATTTGATCCTACATCTCGACCCGAAAGTTTTAGTTCAGGAAAAAACTTTGGTTTCGTTAAAAACTCAATGAGACAAAGGGGTGTTTCCTTTGAGGAAGGCAGAGCCGCAAACGCTTTGCCTATTGAAACTGTAGAAGACTTAGGCTTTGCTCCATTGATTTTCGTTCGGGCTTATCAAGGATCACCAAGGGATGTACCATCAGGTTACTACCAAGCAAGGGTTGGTCAAGCAGGTCAAAACCCATCCGGTCGTGCATGGCAGCGCCGAATTGAAGGACTTGGCTATGACTATAACAGAAGAGGCGGACACTTTCGCCACATAGATGGTGGTTCACAAGGCTTTGGGGGTGTAAGACATGGTCTTCAGGGCGCTCCTGCTAATGTTGTCTACTCTTACATTGGGATTCCAGCAAGAGGTGGGATGAGGCGTGATGGAGTAAGGTCTGTTTACACAAACAGCTTCTTTATTGAAGCAGACCAGTCCGAAGGAAAAGTACAAGAAGCCCTGCAAAAAATGGTCGATATTTTCCAAACAACACAACCTGAGTTCAACGACGCATCAAGGCGGGAGTACATAAGCGCACTTCAAATCCAAGAAGAAAACAAATCTACTCCAAAAGATAAGCCTACTCACGAAATACTAACCAGAAGGGGTTCTTCTGGTGAAAGGCCTTTGCGTAATGAGCAAGGAGTTGTTGACCGGAATCTCTTTGGGCAAGGACCCTCGTCTCTTGTTGAAGGTTGGTTTATGCCCTTCAAGGAACAAGTGACATCGATTACAAATAAGCTTTCTCCCGCAGAGATATTGCAACTACAAACCTCGCTTAGTAGAATTTCTCAAGCAGGAAGAGAAGCTTCAGTTTTGTTGGGACAAAACATGCAAGGCCAGAGCCCATACAATCAAAGGGCTCATAGGGCTCAAATCGATGCGTTACTTTGGGACTCGTACACGTTGCAGCACTTTGGAGACATCATTGCCTCTGAGTATAAATACGGTGGTACCCGAGCTTTAGAATACTAGCGGGGTGAGGTTTGGCTGAAGAACAGGACGACATTGACCTCATCGAAGGGTTTGAAACCGTGCCTCGAGAAAGGGCATATGATTACTTTCAGGCTCCTGATTACGAAGTGATGGAAGGGATTTATGATGATCCTGAACCTGGCTTTGTTGTGCCTGGTGATCAGTTTGTCAGTGACCCAGAGGCAGATGTAGCGGCTGTTGAAGAAGCAGAACAATATTATTCTCCAGCGACGGAAGCGGTTTCCGCAGATGAATTTGCCGTCCTTGAGTCTGAGCTAAGAAGCGCTCGAATTGATGAAATGAGGTTGTCGCGGCCTGGACATGACGATCAGTGGTATCAGGACGATGCGGATCGGTTCATCTATCAAAAGCAATTTACGCCAAGTCATCTCGCTCCAGAGTTTCCAGAAAGACCAACATTAGACACAGTCAAACGATTCTATGAACAAGCCCCACAACAGCTTAGGTTTGGGCTGCATTCAGAGAATCCAGTCATTGATATCTACAATGCTATTGATGAAGGTAAAAGCGAAGAAGAGCTTCAAGAGCTTTTAGAAAAAACCAATCCGTCTCAGTGGCCTGATGAGATGACCATGGGCGCTGGGATTGTAGACGGTGTTGGAAGGGCTTTTCGCAGAAGAGTAATCGATGTTCCTGTGGGCGCGGACACCCCTGGGTATGAACAACGTTTTCAGATGAGGCGCGACGTACAGAAAGAAATCCAAGACATCATTGACAATGAAGGGTTTGGATCTGCTACGTCTGCGGTTTGGAACTACGGCAGACCAATGTCTGTGGAAGAAGCGACTCGCGCTGGAATGACGTTTGATGATCAAGCTACTGCAAAAGAGCTTGCGTTTTTTACTACTGCTGGAGCGGTGGGTGGAACGGCTGTTGCTACCAAAAACCTTGGATACTTGTTGCCACGCGCTGGAACACTGGGGCGAACCGCTGGTGGGTTAAGATCAGCCGTCGCAGGAGCAAGGGTCGGTGTAAGAGCCGGTGGTCTTAATCCTGTTGGTATGACCGTTGGTGCTTTCATTGGTGGGGCAATTGGGTATGGCGCTGGAAAGTTGTGGGGCAAAGTAGATGCCTCTGAGTTTTTTAGGCCAACGCCTTTGTTTCGGCAAGACGCTAATGATGACGGCTACTTTTTTGCTGTCCCTGCAGGATTAGTAAACCTTTCAAGCAGAACACAAACTCTTATGGGGCTTTCTGATTCTGTTTGGGTGCCTGCTCTTGCAAACAATGAGGAAGACGCAGAACGAATGAGAGATATGCTGGCTGCGTCTAGACCATCTGAATCTTGGTCTCAAATCGTGACAGCATATAAAGCCGAAAAACGAGCAGGGGCCACAGAAGAAGAACTTAGAGAAAGACTACGCCCTGACATTCTACAAATGGTTAGAAACGTTTCGTGGAATGATTTGCCTTCTTCTGCCAAATACAGGGACCATTTGGATCTTGAGGCTGCTCTACAGTATGCCAAAGAAAACCCAGACAAGGGAGACTCAAGCAGTCCTCGGTTTACCTTTGAGTACTTCATTGCTCAAGCAAACGACAGAGCATTCAATCCTTCTCCAGATGCGGTTTACTACCCCCAGCTTGGGCGTCAACAAACCCTAAACGAAAAAAACCTGCAGTCTTTGTTAGAGTCTTTGCCTATTGGTCAGATTCTTGAAAACGTACCCGAGATTATTGCAAGCAATGATCAAAATGGTGCGATTCCAAGCATTGATTCTTTCATTGATGGGGTGATTATTGGTGCTGGCGAAACCGTAGAAGCAATGAGGGCTACAGGAGGGGACACAACCGAAGATGTCGCTACCGGCTTTGCGGAGCTTATGCTGAAACAAGAGGTCGATTCTAACGGTCAGATTCGATACGTTGAAAACACTCCTGGCAAGTTGTTCCGTGTAGCGTCTGCTATTCCTGAGCTATACAACGAAATGCGGCTGCCGTTTGATTTGCCGTTGACTCCTGCGTCTCGAGACTTCAGGTACGGCCTTGGCATCCGAGATCCTGACACCGGGTTTCTCGCTAGAGTTTTAGGCAACGTAGCCACTGGTGAGGTTGGTCTTACCAGGCACATTACTGATGAAATGTTGGCGAGGGGGGTTGATCGGCAATCATCAACCTATCGGTTGTGGGCTACGACGGGTGTCCTTGCAGATACTCTTGTTGCCTGGGAACGACCTATTTTTGCTGGGGTAGGAATGCCTGTGCGCGGAGGGTTGAGGGGCGCTGCTGCAGCAAGACAGTTCAAAGGCACTCCATACAGAAGCAAAGCGATTATTGCGGCGATTTCTCCTGGTTTTTACCAATTCAAAAACAACGTAGATTTGAATGTAAACCGTGGCGTCATCAATGTTCGAGAGGCTCTTGGAGGAAACAAAACCCTCAAGGGTCTTGAAGACCTTCAGGCTGGCAAGGTTGCAGATCCAGAAGCTTATCGTTCGATTGGAATCAGCGAACAAGGGGTTTTAGATTATGTCATTCCTCTTGTGAAGGCAGGTCAAAGTGTAGATGACGCTTTAGATGCAGTGCCAAGAGCGGCCAAGGGGGACATGTACCAGGTTCTCAACCACCTTGTAGAGCAACAAGTCAGGCTTGCTGCGGACAGGGGAGAGGACATCTACAAGCAGATTCCTACTTCGATGAGGGCAGGCGTTGACTCTGTTCTTAGTGCTGCAGGCATTGATCCAACTGCGGCAAGAACAATACTGAATGCGAGAACCATTCGAGCAAAGCTTATTCATGCAAACGCTACTGAGCGTCTTATGAATCAAGGCTCACCAGACATTCAAGTTCTTAGAGCTTCTGATGAGTACAAAGAGTTCAAGAACCGACTAGTCGATGCTTTAGAGAAAAACGGAGACGATGTTGAGAAAGTTCACTCTTACATGCCTTACCTGGAACTACAGGCATATTTAGAAGCCATCAACCCAGCTAGTCGTTTTAAATCTGAAATCGAGTTCTTTGGGTCTTTGTTGATTGAAAAGTCAAAGGCTAAAAAACCAAAAGACCCAGGACCTGACTCTGCCCCACCTACAGCGGAACCCGCTGGACCCCGGCCTATTGATCCAGATGATCCCCTTCCTGAGCCTTTCGAAACAGAAAAGCCTGCAGATGTTCCTCCTGATTACTTTGTAGACCCTGGAGACCCATTAGGTCCTTTCGACACCAGCGCTCCGTCTACGAAAGATTGGACTTTTGTAGAAGTTCCAAGTCTTGCTAATGGTGGATACTGGAGATCCTCAGACATCGAATCTGTGCTGACTCCTCCCGCTCAGACCGGAGTAACTGTATACAATCACTCCAATGCTTACGGGGTCACCAGCCCTGTGCTTCCAACAATGGCGAGGCCTTTTATTGGTCGCAACATGAACCCTGTTGCACATGCAAGTAAGGGTGACAATCAACCATACATGACCTTGTATAGTGTCGTGAAACCAGCGTTCAAATCACTTCCTGCCAGAATGGAGTTTCAGATTGGTGTTCTTGCAAGGAAGAAGTACGGAGTCACTCTTGATGACGTAAAAGATATGTACACAAGCCTGGTAAGCGAAGCTTTGGTTGAGTTTAAAAAACAACTCGATTCAGATCCTTCTTTACAGTTTGAGTTTGTTGATACTCTTCCATCTGATTTTTTCAACTACAGAAAAATAGACGGGCAAGACGTTGTTGATAAGCTCGGTCGTCTTAAAAAACGTTTGACCTTTACCGCTAAAGAATCGTCCAAACTCAAGCTTCAAAAAGAAGGCAAAGGTGCTTTTGCTACATTCAAAATCAAACCAAGAGAATTAGCAAGGCTACAAAAGCAAGCTGCTGAAGCCGCAACAGACCCTGATGTGACTCCTCCGTCTGCAGAGGTTCCAACCACATTTTCAGCTAACAAAAAGAAGTTTTTGTCGGAGTATGAAAACGTAGTCAACAAGATGAGCATAGATGATTTGACTGCGAAACTTGGAAGATCCTTTATCGAGATTCTTCCAGACAAATCTTTTTCTGTTCGGAAGCTACGTCTTTTTCCATATGTCGGTGGAGCTTTTTCAAGGCTTCTTGGGTCAGCAACACTACCAAAATCTAATACCAAAGCAGGAATACGAAATCGGTATGTAAATTTGTACGCGCTTGGAAAACGCGCGATGGACGCAAAACAATACAAAGGCATAGACCTTACTCGTCTTGAGCCTGAAGATCTTTACAGCTTGGCTGTTGAAAGGTTTTTTTCTAAAGAAGCTGGATGGAAAAACTTAGGAACGAATGGAGAATCGGTAAAATTTAATTCTAAACTTTATTCAGACACCAACTACTTTGTAGATGCAATTGGTCCAGTAGTGTCAGAGCTTACACGCAGAGAAGCGCAAGCTTTAGGTAGTGGCATTACTGATTTAGATCTCATTCAAACCTTGAAAGTTAGATTGCAAAGTAGATATGGCGAAGGACCTTCTTCTAAGAGAATTGATCAGTTTGTAGACAAGCTTGATTTGTCCGTCAGAAACCATGAGTACTTTAGAGTTGGTTTGGTTCACACATTAGTTCATGAGCTTACTCATGTGCTTCACTTAGATGTTCTTTCCGCAGATGAGCTTAGAAAACTTAGAACAGCGTATGCTCGAGAAAGAGACGCGGGCTTTACTAAGTGGAGGCGAAGAGAACAGTTTAAAAGAGACTACGACAAAGAACTCGCATTTGGAGAGTGGCTTGCTGATACTGTCTCAGATTATTGGATAAGCGGAAACGTTCAAAGACACGCTTCATTTACAGATTCTGAAATTGGAATTCTGCGAAGAGTTATTCGTAGGATGTCGGCTTTATTTAGCCAAGTAATGGGCAAGACTGAGTCTGCAAGAACTACTCGAAATGTAGAGTTTCCTCCAGAGATTATTGACCTTGTTGATAGACTTAGCCGTCAAGCCGCTGAAGAGACTTCAAGCCTTGTGGGTGTTAGACCTCGAGATGAGTTCTTTGAGGACATGAAAGGTGCTCTTGGTCCTTATGACACAATAGAATCAAGGTTAGACAGCCTGAACTCTGACATGAGCGTTAACCAACTGACTGCCGCAAGGGTTCCTGATTGGGTGTCTACTATTGCTGCTATGGATCCAGATGTAGCAAGAAGGGTCAGCGCGAGCATTGCTCAACAAAACGGAGCCATTCCCGGCACCAAGATGTTTGATGACGCTGTTGATTACATGATTTCTGGCGGCGCTGAAGGGCGGTTGTTCGACGGCTTAACAAACAACACCAGGATGCTGGCATCCGAAACCGCACCGTCTCCTTCACCAAGAAGTCAGTTTAAGATTGTAAGCCAACGCATTGCTCTTGAAGATGAGATCGCCACAGGAAGAGCGCGTAAAAGAAAAAAGATTGTTTTAGAAGGCGAAAAGCACGCGAAGCGAGACGTGATGTACTCGTATCAGGGCGATGCTTTGTATCGCATGCTTGTTGAGGGAGACATTGATCAACTGTTTAGAAATGAAGGAGTTCTCGTCCGTCAGTTCCTAAGTGGTAGAGATTTCAAGCAGCTTATTAAAGAAGCTCAGACTTATGGTAGACACCCGAGACTTACCAGAGAAGGCGAAGACAGCCTTATTAGTTCATTCAAAACATACATTGAAACTGGAAAAGCCCCTGGACCGTTGAGAGGGCTGTACGATCAACTCTATCTGAATCTACAAGGGTATTGGCTTAGGTTTACGCCAGACCGGCAGATTATTGCCAACCCCAAGATTCGAACATGGTTTGATACTTGGTTGGCAGCAGACCTCAATGTGCGTCCCATGGCTACGGAGCTTACCGGAAAAGTTTTAAGGAACTTTAGGAAGGTACGAATTGCAGAGCCTGAAGACATTACGAAGCGGCTTGAAGAAGGCATGGTTGCCGCTCAAAACAAAAAGAATGAGTTTTTTAGGATTCCTCTCGACACTCCAACCGTAAGAAACGCACTGAGAATCACAAATGATTCTACAGATATAGATGTGGTTCAAGCTTTCGCAAGAGCCGCTGGGTACATTTCTGGAGAGTATGCCCGGATTACCTCTGGGGCTGAAAAGATGTTCCCCTTGACGTATCGGTCAATTGTTCCTTTGAAGAGGGTCAAGACTATACAGCGAGGCATGAAATCAAGGCTTGATTCTGTCTTAGGTGGTGATCCAGATTACTTCTCTCAAAAGGGTCATGTTGTTCTTTCAGACGAACAAGCATCAAGTATGCGCGTGTTCTTGCGGTCTTTGTCGAATGAACCATTAGCAAACATTGTTCCGTATTCTCTGCTGTCCGAAGACGTTTCGCTAAGAAGCATTCCCGAGAAACATTGGAATCTAATTAGAGAAGCCCTCCTTGATATTGAGGCTGGGCCTAACTCTGTCAAGACGCACTATTCTGAAGCTATATCTCCTACGCTTGCTGTTGCTGCCTGGAACTCTCTAAAGCAAATGTCTGTGAACGCTGGGGATCACAGTCGGGCTATTAGAAACATGGTCAACAGGTTTCGGGAAATGTTTGTTGAGGTCAACACTCTTGCAGATGTAGGTCCATTTCAAAGAGGGATTATAGAATCAACCTTGCGTGAGCTTGGATCTGTTGGTCCAGAAATGAGAAGGGCTGCTGCTGACGCTTACAAAGGAAACAAAGACCTTTCGGTACAACAGTTGTTTCTAATGTTGAAAGACACCCTGGTTAACAAGCCAGTAAAAATTGAAACTGTAAAAACCATTACTGGTAAAAGCGGTGTTCAAAGAGACATTAGTTCTGTCGAGTACATAATGGGTGTACGCGGTGACGTAACGGCTGAAGGCAACGTAAAGGCACAAGAAGGCATGTTGCTGCAGCTACAGCAGTTCCGGCAAAAGATTGGCACCGATGAAATGGAGGGAGCAGCAGCCGCTAAAAGAAACGCTATGCTTACCGGAACTTTAACGGATGAAGGATATGCGCCTACTGCAGATCCTTTTGGTGAACCGTTTGCAGACGTTCCTTTTATCGATTTTATTTTGTCTGAAAGAAAGAATCTTCAAGCAGTAATGGAGCGACCTTACGCAAGTCATCACACATTCCCTGGCTTGGATGAGTACGATGCTTGGTCTTTAGTCACTTTAGAAAACTACGAAAAGAAACTCAGAAAGTACAGGCAAAGCAAGATTGAAGGCAAACAGCCTGACCTGTCAGAGTTTCTGACCCGTCAAGACTTTGACGCAATCGAAGAAGCGCTTGGCTACATTTACGAGCGATTAGAAAGACAATCACGCTTGATTGGTGACCAGTCGATGAAAATTGCTCAAGCCATGGGTGGTGGTCAAGAGTGGGTGTCTGGTGTGTTTGCACAAAACACAAGGCTTCAAGGCGAGTTTTATCAAATGTTCCATAGAGGACAATGGGACAAAATGTATGAGGTGTTCCAGAGAAAGTATGGAGAGGTTGTAGGAACAGAAACTCGGACTAAGCGCCCACCTCTTGCTGACCCTAAAACTGCTATTACTCAAATGATCGCAGGCATGAGAGCGCAGGAGATTATTAGCGGACTGACTCAAAAGATGGTTCAGTACGGGATTGCTTCAGACGTAAGAGATTTGGCTAATGATTTTTTCATGGGGGCAAACAAACAAGCGTCATACGCCAAAGTAAACAAAAGTTTGTATCTGAAACGAATTGAGTTTTATTTGAACCAAGAAGTTTCTTTTCGCATGACTTCTACTTTGTTTAGGCGACAAAAGGAACTGATTACTGAACCGCCAGAAGCGCCTACTGCTGGCACGCCTCAAAAGCCTTTGATGCCAATGTCAGAGATTGCTCGAGCTAAAAGAATGGGCGCTCCTACAGATTTCAACGGCAACGTACATGACCTTGAAGCCTACACAAAAGCTTTGGAAATCCTAAACAACTTTGGTTTCAAACGAGCGAGAGGAGGTTTTGAGCGTAGACTTTTGCCAGATGGGACTGAAGTCTTTATGCCCGACGCTGTTCAAAAAGCCATTGATGAGGCTATTGATCGAGCAACAGGTGCGGGTGGTTCAAGAAGCGTTGTTTCTTATGAAGTAGACACTGATGTTCTTGGACCAGGGTTTAGCAATCCTGCTGTTGTGAACATGTTGAAGGCTAATGCAGGCAAAGCGGTAGACAATCTTTTCACACTGTTTCCTATTGTAGAATCAAAGATTAAAATGGGTGTAACGACTGGCATTATTTTGCCCAACCCTGCGTACTTTACAGGCGTGTTTATGGGCGCAGGATTCCAGGCAATGCAAGGCATTGGTCCTATTGCTACCGGCAGAATGATGTTGAATCCAAAACAAACAGGGGCTGTTGTTGCTCGGCTTTGGAAAGATGGTGGATTTCAACCGAATGCTGCGCCTGTAATCAACAGGAAAACAGGCGCTGTATACAGCATTGAACAAGTGACTAACTTAGCTGAAGCTCATGGTTTGAAATCAAGCTTTATTCACGCGGAGACAATGAAAGACATTGCTACCGACTTGAAAGAGTTTCAACCTGGCTTTTGGAATAAAATGCGTGTTGGCCGGTGGGCTAAGAACTGGCAGAAAACGTTGATTGAATCTGCCACCGCGCTGGATAACTATTGGCGAGTGTCTGTATTTATTGATGGGCTCAAGCGTGGGTTGTCTCCAGACGCAGCCGCCGCTATGGCTCGCAAGACTGGGTACGACTACGCTGCCCTTACTAAGTTTGAAAAGGCATACGCTCGACGAACCGTCATGTTTTACTCTTACATGCGGAAAAACATGGATTTGTTCTGGGACACTTTGCTTACAAACCCAGAAAGAATCCTTGGTCAAATGAGAATGCTTCGTGGAATCCAAACCGCGTTCTTAGAAGATGACGCTCAGATTGTGCTGAAAGATTATCAACAAGGAAGATTGCCTGTCTTCTTCAAGAACACTGTTATAAACACGCACAAGTACAGCCAAGTAATGTTCATTACGCCTCCGCTTCCGATGATGGATGCCTTGAACTTCTACATCGACATGTACGACATTGCTAAGTTTACAGACGAAGGAGCCATTCGTGGCATGGCTAATCGCATTGCCCCTTGGTATCAATCACTGTTTGTCATGGCGACGGGCACCGATATCTTCTGGGACAAGGAGCTTAACGAATACAACAAGGTGCCTGAGTGGTTGGTCGAGTTGGATTTGGCCTTAACTGGCGGATCTCTTGTGCATGGTTTGTTTGACATTCAATATCGACCACACAGAGACCCAAGCAAGTCAGCGATTTCAGGTGAGTCTGAAAACGGTTGGTGGCATGCAAGGAACGGAAAAGCCTGGTGGATCTGGAGAAGCTTGTTGCAGTTTCCTGGCGCTGGCCGTTCAATGGACACGATTACCTACATGGATCGCGCTAACATGGGTGTTGTTGAGGGCGCTGTTCGTGGTGCTCGAGCGTTCCGAGCGTTTGGAAATGAGCTTGGAGTATTGGAGGAGGTTCCAGAAATGGGAACCGGCGACACTATGGGTCCACGCACCGGACTTACAGAGGCTCAGGAGTTTGTTGGGTGGCTTGGCTTCAAACCAACATTGATTCCAACGCTTGCAGAGCAGACCTCTCGTGACACAAAGATGAGGCTTGGTGAACTTAAACAGGCCCTGTCTCGTGAAAACTTGAGCACGAGAGAATATGATTGATATGGACCACCGCTTGCAACGTGCTATTATTTTTTCGATTTCTCATCCCACTTAGGAGATTCTTTCATGTCCCAGATTCCAGAACTTATGGGCGGACGCTCGCTTACTCACTCTATTCCTCTTGCTGTTGGTAAATCTAGCGGAAAAATGTACGGCATTTGCCAAGCAAACGCCGATGTTGCCGCAGGCACCGTAATCAACGGTGACGGCGAAGGAACAACCGAGACCGAGACTACCGAGTACACGATTCCAGCCAACACTCTTGTTGCTGGTTCAACCATCCGAGCCAAGTTCTATGTGCATTGCCCATCAGGAAATGGTTCTGACACAACTCAGATTGGATTGCGATTTGGCTCAAACACCACCGCAAGCAGCAACTCGGGAATCGAAACCGCTGCTACTGATCTTGACAACAGTGGTGCTGTTTGTGTCGGTGATGCTGTCGTTCAAATCCGCACTGCCGGGTCTGGTGGAACCGCCGTTATGTTTGGAACCGTCGCTTTGGATACGGCTGCTGCCGTCGCTCTAAGTCACGACGAAAGTGGTGCGTTGGCAACTTTTGCTGTCGATACAACAGTAGACAACTACTTGAGCGTCACGGTTACGCTTGGATCCACCAACGCATCAATGGTTGCCCAGGCTGAAGCTTTCGTAGTAGACATCGTCAACCCCATCTAATCATTCCACCTTCCAAGTAGGAGGCCGGAATGCAGGGCTTCATTTGCAACGACAACGCTACAACTGAAATTACCGACACCTACGGGAACGGTCTTCTTCTTCACGAAGACTCTGCTGTTGATGCTCGCTCAAGGGCTATGCCGCAGGCATGCTATTTATCACACGTTGATATTTCGCTTACCAACGCGAATAGCGCCACCACTGTCTCTTGTTATCTAACTTGGGACAGTGGTCGCGATCATCCTCTTACGGGTGAGGCAACTGGTCAAAAACTTCAATCTGGCTCAACAGGAAACCTTAGACATGTTTCAATCGCGCTGGATGCTGTAGTAACCGCGCCTACTGCGCAGACAACACGCGGGGCGTGCTACCTTTGGGTCATCGTTGATGATGCAACAGGAAACCCAGAGATAGCCACAGCTAGACTGCATTGGGCTGATTCAAAAGCAGGTAACCGATAGGGGGAAGCATGGGTTTTAACAGTCCTTTCAACAGCAGTGGAGGATCACAGATCCTCACTGATCTTGAGGTCGATGGAACTACAGTTGTAGTCGATGAGACCAATGATCGTGTTGGTATTGGTACGGCCTCACCGAAAACAAAGCTTACGGTAGAAGGGCCAGTTACCCTCAAGGAGCAGTCTAACGCTGATGGGGACACCGCAGCATACGGTCAGTTGTGGGTGAAAAACGCCACACCTAATCAACTGTTCTTTACTACAGACGCAGGCGACGACGTTCAGATTACGTCGGGCACTTCAATTGTGGGTGCAGCAAGTGCCGTGTCAATGACTAACGGTTCAGATAACCGTATCGCTACGGCAACAGGCGCTTCCGCTTTGAACGGTGAAGCCAATTTGACCTTTGATGGCAGCACTCTTTTCGTAAACACAGATGTTACGGCCACAACGAACCACACGACTGTTGGCGCTCACATTGATTACGACGCTACCGGAATCATTGCGTCTGGACAAACAGGACAGAACGTTGGCCTTGATGTAGACATCAACTCAGACTCACCAACCATGGTTGGAACGGTTCTGAACACAGGAATCGACGTTGATCTTACTGGTGGAACTTCTGGAGCACAGACCAACATTGGTTTGGACATCTATGCCTCAGGTGCTGACCAGAA